GTTTATACTTTGGATTCTTTAGGTCTTGCTTTAACCTATCTAACATGTATTGCATAGGAGTCGAGAGCCTTTTGCCCTTTTCATCAAAAACCATTTGCTGAATCATGCGAACAGTTGGTTCTTCAAGTTTATTTATTTTTACGAATTTCATGTATGTAGCAAACTTACCTGGATCAACTTTGTGGCCAAAGTAATTTTTTTCATTTATCGGTTCTGCCGATTCCATAATTTTACCTGCATCTTTTCCTAAAATATCTTTTAATTCAAATCTTAGATCAGCAACTGAATCATTACCAAGGTTATTTTTATTAGAAGTTTTAGTGTTCCATCTATCCATCATCTTTGGATCAAAATCGTCTAATGTATGAAAGAACATATTTAGAAGGTTTCTGTAGGCTTTCTGTTTTTCAGGAGCCACCGATGTTCTCATCTTTTTTAATTCTTTATGTGCCTTAAACCAAGCAAGCTTGCTCTTATAGGTACTTTTATTAAGAATACCTTCATTTACGGATTCAGAAGTGATACCAGTTTGCTTTCTAAAAGATGCTAAATCTTTTCCAGCTGCATCTTTTCTTTTCTTAGCTGCTGCTGCATCTTTTTCGTTGTCTGAATGCATCTTATTAGTGTCGATGCCTTTTTTCTTTAATAGTTGATTGAACCTAGCACGTCCAAATGCTTCTCTTTGTTTACCCATTTTTATAAATCCGTATCGTGATTAAGTTTTTTACCTGATTTCTTTTTAACAATATATGCATTTACTCTTGCATGACCCCATTGTTGAGGAGTGGTCCCAGGACGATGGCCAGTTTTCCAAGCAGCTACGCCTCTATTATAAATCTTTTTAAGTTTGCCTACACTGTATCCAGACTTTGCAGCTTTGTCCGCAAGAGACTTGCCAGCATCTTCACTAATATATTGGCTAAATTTTAACATTAATCATCTCCGAACATTTGCTTAAATCTTTTTGTATACTTACTAGGCTTAGTTTTAGCTTTTTTATCACCAGGTGCCGGTGTGTAAGCACTTTTATCATCATCAGCTTTCTTAGCATTCTTTTTAAAGTGAGCATCACGTGCAACCTTAGTTGACTTCTTGAGCCCTTTATGATAATTGACTGGCTGAGAACCTTTGCGATCACCAATATCAGGATCTTCTGCATTCTTCTTTTCATTTTGGCCAGGTGTAGTTTTCTTAATATATTTTACTGAAGCATCTGTACCATAGTCATACTTAGCTTCTTCGACAATCTTTTCTACTGAATCTAACCATTGACGTGTCTTACGATCAGCTGTCTCTACGATTACATAGTTAGCACCTAACATTGTAATAGTACCAACTTCATCAGTTTTCTTAATAATAACCTCATCACCTTCTCTGAATAACTCACCAGCAACAAAGGCTTCACGCTCTTTTGATACTGAAGCAAGTTCAACATGATTTTTAAATGATGCTTCTTCCTTAATATTCATACCAGTTCTAATGCTATTAAATAGTTTCTTAGCATCACTGTTAGATATAGCTCTAGGTAAGCCTTGTCCAAATGAAGTAAAGTCATTTGCTTTAGCTGCAGCTCTCATCTTAGATGCAGACATACCAGAGACACCCTCAGCATCAGGGTCTCTTTCTCCAGCGGATAATACTGTAATTTTCTCAAAGTTATAGAACCCGTGACGAGCTTTACTACCATTATATTTATTTAATAGAATATCAAACTCACGTATACGATCTGAACCAACAACCATAACAAGCTGTTTAAAGCCTTCATTATATAAAGCAACTGCCACATCCATGGCAGACTTAACTTTCTTATTAATAAGAATTTGTCTTGCATGTTTAGGAAACATCTTCCTTGCAATCTTAATCTTATCCATATACATTAGAGGATTCTTTGACTTGTCTTGAGATTGTGATAGGTATACACGATATGGATTTCTTCCAGCTTTAGCTGCTAGTGAATTCAATAACTTTTCATGACCAATCGTAGGAGGATTCATTCGTCCGAACGTAAAGTAAACGGACCTTTCCTCTTCAACTAGATACTGACTAAAACTTGGGACGCTCATTATTTACCACGTTTCCTTGCGATTTCTTTTTTGCGAACATCTTTAATTAATCTTTTTGCTATTCGATTAATACGTGGTTTCATCTTATCTAAGCGTTTTTCCATTTCGGCTTTACGAGCATTAGTTAGATCACCTTTTCCAATACCCTTAGTAATCTTACGAACCATCTGGTTTCTTGCTGCTCTTTGAGCACGCTTCTTTAACACGCCGTGACTTGCTATTTTATTTGCGGCTTTTTTGCGACCAATAGCTAACTTAGCTTTGTTCTTGCGAAGACTAATAGCCTTTTTTCTTCGCTGCATAATAGATAGCGCTTCGTCAACGCCTGAGCCTTCTTCTAAGAATGTCTTAAAATTCTTCATTTATTTACCTGCCTTTTCCCATCCTTTAACAACATTGGGTGAAAAGTTGTTGTATGAAAACTCCATACGATCAACGATTTTCACTGCATCACCACCAAGTTTGTCGATTGCAACATAGCCTTCTGCCCCAACGGTTTTAAATCCGTTTTTAGTTTTAACAAAAGCCTTAGTCATACTCAACTGGTTAAGTCTATTTATAAGTTTTAATTTAGCAAGTACCATTAACTTTTGTAATTCAAACATTTTTATTAGATTTGCTTTATTCTTATCTGAAAAGAATTCAAGTGTCGCACTTAACTTATCTCGTTGAGTGGTTTTACCTCTCTCCGACTTTCTTTTGTTAATTTCTTTACCAAACCTAAGTTTGATCCAACGTATAAGCATGGCAGTATGCCGTGATGTATCCTTGACAATCTGTCCTTTTCTAACATACTTATTGTTGAACTGTTCGATGAGTTGTGCAAGGTCTTGCTTTGATTCAAGTTCTTTGAGTGTGCTACTGGAGATTTGGTTGAATAGCTTACCGCACTCACTGAGGTACTTATTAACTTCATCTGTTTCCTTCTTTGACATAGTAAACTTTGTCATATCTCTTAGCATGGCGTCTTGTGACCAGACATTCTTTGTAGACTTGAAAGCAGACACGTTGACTCCGTAACTAGCTTTAAGGGAGGCAAAGTCGTTACCTGTATATGTGGTATGCCATACGACACCAATTTTGGCTGCTTTAATGGCTTTTGCTGATTCACTTGCCACAGGGACAGCATAAACAATAGTATTAGGATGGAAAGTGAGATACGCTTCACGATTAATTTTTTCCTTCTTTACATCTCCAGAGCTAAACAAAAAGTCGCCCTGTACAATACCTTTAATACCTAATGCAGGCAAATATCTAAGAGCCTCTTTGAGCTTAACAGCTAGGTCTCCACTTGTGTCTTCATCTACATCAGCTTTAGTTTTGTATACCTTAGGGTTCTTATTAAAGATACCTTTCTTAGCAACAAAGAATTTACCATCACGGGGATCTGTACCAGCAAAGATAGCAGGTGCTCCATCCCATTTTACTGATACACTACCAGCGTGTTTACCACCTAGCATATCTCGCATATCTCTTAGGGCGAAGATAGCTTCACGAGTACCCTTAACACCACCATAGAGAACCTTATCCTCGATGTGTGTCATGTGAGTATTCTTTTGCTCAGTAAGTGTTTCTTTAAATGTTATCATACTTGGATTATACCATATTTGTTTTAATAAGTAAAGTGTTAAGTTCGGCTATCCCAAAAAGATTTGCTCATCTCACCTCTGGTTCTATTAGTATCGCCTACTTTACGAACCTCAACATATACTTCTGTACCATTTTTAAATTGTCTAATACCATTAGTTTGTTTTTGCCACAGTGGTCGAAGAGGGCTACCTACACCAGGATCTGCTGGTGCGTTATTGTATTGCCAACCTGTATTATTTGTTATTGCTACCCAAGCCATTAAACTGTTCCTTTAAATTTTCTGCCTTGAATTGGCATGATTACTATTCTAGTACCTTTTACTCCAGCATCACTACGATCACCTTTATAGATAGCTGATAACACAGGCTCAAATCCTAAATCGTCAACCTTATCTCCGTTATAATGGATATGGTTAGATTGGAATTCGTATGCTCTACCTTTCTTAACCAGCTTTACTGGTCCTTGAATAAGGATAGAAGTATTCTGTCGCCCTAGTGCTCTACCATATTGGTTACCATATACACTTAGATTTTTTAATTTCTTATCTTTAATCTTGCGATATAAAGAAGTGGCACGTGGTAAGCCATCTGGATATTGTGTTTTTAAATCATTAATAAATGCTTGTACTTCTTTATGATTGTGAATTGTAGGTTCTGATCTCTTTGAGATACCGCCCCATTGTTGGAAGTCTTTTGGACCTTTACCATCTTTATGAGAAATCCAAACACATTCTTTACCATCAACATCAATTAAATGGAAGTCAGACTTTGGTACACCAGGTGTTGTCTCAGTAGCTGCAACATTATAAATCTTTTTACCAACTTTTATAGGAACATAACCCATAGCTGTTTTAGTACGAATATCATTTAATTGTTTACGCAAGCTTGCAAGTTCAGCATCTTCTTTAGCTGTACCGGATCCAGCACCCTTACCACCAAACTCTGCAGTTTTTCCGAGTGCACTAATTCTATACGTTTTACCATCATCACCGGTTAGACGAACATCTCTGAGTGTAGCTTGATTCCCTTTAGCTACAACTGCAGCTACCTTTGGCTCATATTTAAAGGTAACTTTACTACTACCTTTTGCTAATTCAAATGTGCGTTCTTTCTTATCCTTTGATTTATACTTGCGAAGAAATACCTCAATACGCCATTTGTATTTTACCATTTCTTTTGGAGATAAAGAAGCCATTTCTGTTATAAACCCTTTAAATGTTTTCATACTCTTTTCCAGATATTATTTGCTAGTATTTATAATAAAAAAAAGCCACCCGAAGGTGGCTCAGTTAAGGGAGAAAGTTAATATTATACGAGTTGTCGGATATAAATCCTATCACCAATAAGATCAGTAATATACCTATAGGCATATCCATCATCTTTTAGAGACCTATTCATGTTATCAACCATTTTTCCAATGGTGACTGCATCGTCGTTAGTTGCTTTAACGGCAACTAACTCAGCATCATTATTATCATTTACAAGTTGCATGATATATCTCCTTAGGCAGCCAGAGCAAACTTGACTGCTTGCTCTGCTGCTTTTACTTTACGAAGCTGGTTCTGTCCAAACCACTGGCTGTGCAATCTATTCTCTGCATTGCGACCCTGTAAGTGATCTGTAACATAAGTAACAGAATTAAATGCCTGCCACCATGAGCCTTCACCATACTGTGCTCCAGGTTGTGTTTCTAAGTTATCTAAACATAACTGAGCTGTACGAGACATTTCCTCTTTAGCTTTTACTTCAGAAACCTTATTAGGTGTGTGAGTATGAGGGAACACATTGTTGTAGTAGTTCAACAAATCTTCAACTTTGAACTTACGTGATCCAAGGAACTGAGCCATTTCTTTATACTTGGCAAACTTCTCATGTGCAATGCCTAGTTGCTCTTTAACCATATCAGGATTAAATTCTGTTCGGTGACCTACAGCAACAGCACGATCAGCTTTGCTTTCTAGGCTCATTGTGAGGGTGTTATTACATACAACCCGTACAGGAGTAAACCTAACATTAATAGATTTGCCATACTGATGGGGATTAGAAAAAAGTAAATAAGACTCAACAGTATCATCGCCAAATACATCAAAAGATTCCTTTATCTTTGCAAGAGCCCAGACTTGCTGACCACCCTTGAGTGAACCAGCTGTATGCATTTCCATATCTCCAGCTGCCACATATTCTGCAAAGAATTCAAATGCTTGCTCATTCTGAACAGGATTCCAACCTTTGCCTACATTTGTTAAAATTGAGTTATCAGAAGAACGAACAAGTGCTTGTTGTCCTGTTTTGATTTGCTCATCACCTACATTGATAAAAGCATCTACTTTCTTGACGTTCCAATCAAGACCAGCTTTCTGCATCATCTGCAAAGGGCTCAAGTCATTATGAACTTGAGTACCAAGACCATGCCAAGGTGTATCACCAACAAAAGCCATTTGAGCCACACCATCAATCATTTCTACTTCATGTGCCATTATATAATCTCCATTCCATTTTTTGTTTCTAAAATTAGTATAACACATCCAATTACAGATGTAAACAACTAATTTGATTTTTTTTCAATTAATTTACTTTTATCTCGACAATGTTCATAAGGTCTTTAACCAACTGCTTACCATAGTCAGTAAACAAGATGCCACGAGACCAGACCCAGTGAGATACACATTGCTCAGAATAAAACTTATCCTCTTGAGTCATCCAGCGCAGAGCAGTTTCTCTGTCTTTAGCACCTAGCTCAATCATATCAAGTATTTCACCAGTGAACTCAAACACATTACGAGCAGCACGCCGCTCATCATCTTGAGTAACTGCTTCAAGCTCATCACAAAGAGCATTATATAGCTCATTCTTCTGGCGAGGAGTACGAGAGTTCCACTCATCCATAGCTTCACCACGAGG